ATATACGCCTCAATATACGTCACCTTGCGGGATGCCGGATCGGAACGATCTGTGTTGCGCGTGGTCAGCGCCGGGTTGCGCGTGTAGCGCTCGACGTTGGTATCCATGTCGTCGGTGTCAGACGCCAGGGCCGAAACCTCGTCGTAATCATACCCCATCGCCACCAGATCAGAGACCGTGACCACCCGGCGATGGGCGACAAACTCAGCGTCTTCCAGCGACTTGGCACGCCGATCAATCAAGAACTCTTCGGGCGGCAACGCCTCAACCTTTACCCGACCACGGGGCAGGCGGCGCGTCACGATCACGTCGTGCATCATCGGCGGTTGCGGCATAGGCATACCAAGCTGCTGCATCATTGCAGCCTCTTCCGCCGCAATCGGCGGCAACTCACCCTCATAAGACGACTGCACGTCAACCGTGATGTTCGGGTCAGCGCTGAGAGACGCCAAAGCCGCGTCGTCCAAGCCGGTCAGGTCGCTGCTTTCGGTCTCAAAGCTCTCATCCCACCAAAACTTAATGATCCCGTTCTTGCGCACCAGAGCGTCCTTGAACGCGCTGTGCAGCACCAGAAAGCCCGGATTGTCCTTCTGGAAGATGTAGTTCACGTATTCCGTAGCCTGCTTGGCCGAGGCAACGTCTTCCGGGCCGCGCGGAACATACTCGACAACCTTGTCGCCGCTGGTGAAGACACGCATCAGGGACGGCATGATCGCCTGCACCGTGTCGCGTACGTCCATCGAAACGACCTGGCTGCGCCCGTCTTCCTCGTCGCCAAACGGATCACCGCGATAGTATTCCGTCGCCTTCGCGCGCAGCGGAGAAACGATATTGTCAATGAAATCAACAGCATCGTCGATTTCGCTTGCCACGATGCCCTGCAGCTCGTCGTCGGACAGATAGTCCGGGTTCACAAGCTCCTGCACCTGATTGGTCAGATCGTTGATTTCAGGGTCCATTGTGACGCCTCATTTTTGTTGCCAAATTTGGCGAGTGTGGATACGCTTGTTGCAGCTAGAGGAGAGCGAAATGAGCATGCACACGACGCGCGAAAAAGCGCTTGATGCGCTATGGGAAGCACTATCAATAGCCGCTGGCAGGGAAGACATTCCGATGGCGGCGCAGTTAAAAGCCGCAGAGGTAGAGCGGTGCATTGACAGCATCATTGCTGCAGCCCCTGAAGATACGCCATAATTTCATCGACGCTCTGGGCGTCGATGCGCTGGTTGATGCTTGGTGTCATCATAAATGCACGCTGATCAGAAGATGTTGGCGCACCAGCTTCGCGACGCGCATTAAAGAAATCGCGCCATACCAGATGACCTGGTATTGGCTGCTCAAAGCCGCCAAGATACTCGCCGTGGATTTGCGAACCATATGTGCTGTGCACATCTCCTGGCGTTGGCTCAACATCAAAACCACGGTTCAGAAGTCCCATGGTTAAGCCGGTGTCAAACGGCTGCGCGTCAATCAATCTCGGGTCCGTGATGGCAAGACGAGTGGCACCCACGTCGGGGAAACCAGCATTTCTATATGCGGCACGGTCCATTTCTTGCCACAACAGGCGGCGGTTGCTACCAGTCATCCCGGCAACATAATTTGACGCATCAGGCGACAAAATGCCCGGCCAGTTTTCGTCCACATTGTTGCGAACATATGCGTCGTATCTTTCAACAATTCTTGGGTCTAATATGTTCGACATTGAGGGCCGGATTTGACCCATAATCGCGTCCGACATCATGCGGGAAAAATCGCCAGATTGCGCCCCCATAGCCGTGTAAGCCATGATCGGTTCTTCACCTGTGGCGTCGGCGATGCGAGCAATCGCCCTGGCTTTGGTAGACATAGCGTCAGGCTCAGATGCCCATATACCGCCAGGTGAACGCATAAAGTCAGCGCCGCCCTGCAACTCAACAGGCACAGGAAGATCTTCGCCCATAATACTGGTCAGCAAGCCACCAGCGCGCGTTCTGTCGCCGTAGGCCGGAACAAGGACTCGGCCCTCTAAGTCCTCAATGTTTAGAAACCGCTGCGGCGACAAGAAATTGTCCGACGCATCCGCATACCCAAACTGCATTTCAGCAAGGGGACGCTGCAGCTTTATTCGAGACGCTGGATGCCAAAAATTAGGGTCTCTTGCGGCTGCCATGCTAACCGTCGCAGGGTCAAACTCCATCAAGCGTCCAGCGTTGGGCAGCATACCACCCGTCATCGCCATGCCAGCAGTGCCCAGCGCCTCGCCGACCATATCTTCAGCCGGAATCATGCCTTGATAGGCCGCCGTTGGGGCGTCGATCCCCATTGCCGCTGCTTCAGCGCCGCCAAGCAAGCCGCCAGGGATTGCCAACTCCGCGTTGCCGCTCAACAGCGCCTCAATGCCCGTCATGCCCTCTGGGCGCGTCATAGGCAGCACGTCAGCCCGCACGCGGCCCTGTTCAGCGTCTCGGCCCGCTACGCTGTCCAGAAGACCGTAAAGGCCCGCGAACATGCTGTTTTGACGACGATACTGCCGCCGAAGCTGATCGGCTTCAGACTGCGGAAGGCCAAGTTCCGCAATAACGCCCTCAAACTCCTGCGGGGCGAGTTCAAACAGCGTCGGGTCCATCAGGGGGCCTCCATCATGCCTTCGTAAATTCGCTGCGCTCTTTGCTGCGCCTCTGCGCGCTGCTGAGCTTCAAACCGCGACAGCGATTCTGCGTATGCCTGATGTTGCTGATTTAAACGGGTTTGATCAACGCCAGTGTAGATGGGACCAGCCGCAGGAGACGGAGCAGCCGCAGCCTGCGGCGCAGCACTAGGCTGCGCGACCGGCCCGGCATATGGCCCGCCAGCGCGCGGAACAGCGGGCGGCTGAACGTAACCACCACCGTAGGCACCTTGTGCCAAAGGCGACTGAGTCGAAATCAGGTTGAGGAACGCAGCTTCTTGCGGCAAGATCGGAGATCCGACGCCAGCGCCACGCAAAGTTGGCGGGACAGCGTCAAACGAAATCCGGTTAAGCGCGGCAGCCTGCGGTGCAGTCATGTATTGCCGCACCGGAACATAAGCATTGCCGGGATAATTTACCGGCATTGGAGGCAAAGCCCCGGTCGGGCTGGTTACGGAAGGACCGGTTCCACCGCCTACACCGCCGCCTACACCGCCGCCTACAGGCCCGGAACCACCTGCAGGGGCAGCACCATACCCCGTGGGCGTGTATCCCGGCTGGGAGACCTTCTGAGCGCGCTGAGCGGCCATCTGTCCCATCAAGTCGCTATACCCAAGAGGCCGAACACCCGCGCGGTTCAAAGCAGCTGACATGGCCCCGCCGCCGTAAAACTGCTCGCCCGCGCGACCGGGGCCACCGCCGTTGAACATATCCCGAAGACCGGTATAACGCGCAGCCCCAAGCAAGCCGCCAAGCAATCCACCCCCACCTTGAGGCATCAGCGCCTTGACTGAGTTCGGAGTGGTGTTCCCGCGCTGAGAGCCACCAAGCAGGCCGCCGAACACGCCGCCAAGCATCCCACCAGCGGCAGGTGCGCCACCCATACTCTTGGCCGCACCCTCACCGCCCCAATTACCCGGCCCGCGCGTCGTCTCTTGCGTCGGAGATGCGTCATACGAAGACTGCTTGACCATCAACGGCCCCTTTTCATGCTAGGTTTGCGACCTTTTCCAGCCTTCGACATGGCTATCGCTACCGCCTGACGCTGGGGATACCCCTCACGACGCAGCTTGGAAACATTGCTGCTTACAGTTTTGCGACCTGAACCACGTTTCAACGGCATAAATCACCCCAATTTCTTGCACAAACATAACACCAAGCCGAAAATAAAAAAACCCCGCGCCGAAGCGCAGGGTCAGGTGGGTCTTAAAAGACCACAGAGGAGGAGTACACTAGTTGCTTCCCGAACCAACCAGAGCAAGGTCAAACTCGCACAGGAAACTCAGTCTGTCAAACAATTCCACGGATATTTCGCCGTAAAGGCTTCGCCCAGCCACCCTTGAACGACGTGCCATAAGCCATCGTCGTGTGATCCGTCGCCAAGCTCAAACACACCGCATCAGCCCGGTCAGGCGATTTCAAACCGCGCTTCTTCATGCTGTCCTTCGACTCAACCTGAATCTTCCCGCTGCTCGTGAACGTATATCTCGGAGCCGCCAGCTCCGCGAACAACTGATCGTCCTTTGGCAACTCAACATCCCGCCCCTCAAGCCATTCCTTCAGCTTAAACCACAACTCAGCACGGCTATTCATGTAAATCCCGTTCGCCGCAGCCCTCTCAGACACGTTCAGACCACGCGCAGGCAGCCCCAACTCCCTCAGACGGTCCAACACACCCGCCCCAAGCCCGATGCTGTCCACAATGATCTCCGCAGGCCTCAGACCCGGCGCGCTCGTGTCATACTCAACCTTCACAGCCCCCGTTAGCTGCATCAAGTCCATATTCCGCCACACCTTCAGCGGATGCACCTTCGGACCCTGCCTCTTGCACAAAACACTGCTGTCATTCCCGTGCCGCGCGCAATCCAATCCCCAGATCGGCGTCGTATGCTCATCAATTTCAACCTCATTGGCCTGCGCACGCTCAATCAAGTGAACCGGTATCACCGTGTCCTCTTCAGCGGGCGGGAAATTCCCCAGCACGCGAATGTGATACGCCGGACTGTCCTCGCCATACCGCATCATCATCTCGCCAATGAAGTCATCGCTGACCCTCGGACTATCAATGCAACTGACGTGCATCGTGTACCAATCATCCTTCAGCCGATGGTGCGTGTCGTAAAACAGCCCCGTGTTCCGCGTAGGGTTCCCCGTCAAAATCGTCGTCGCACTATGCCCCGACATAGACCCCGCAGCACTCTCAAACACCGCCTCAGGCACACCGCTGGCCTCGTCAGCAATCAACAGCACATGCGGACTATGCACCCCAGCCAACGCCTCAGGCTGCTCGGCACGACTGGTCCGGCAACTAATAAACGCATCCGCCGCGTGGCTCTTCAACTCGATCCTGTCAGCCTTCACCTCCAGCAACTGATCAAACGGCGGCTTCAGCATCTTCGTCATTCGCTTTACCTCGGAAAACAAAGCGTCAAACAACTGAGAACTGGTCGGAGCGGTCATAACCACCTTGCCAGGCACCCGCCAAATCAAGTGCCACAATGACGCCATCGCAACAGCGGTCGATTTCCCAGTACCGTGCCCTGACCGAACACTCACACGCCGTTGAGTCGGATCAGCCACAACACGCAGAAACTCCTGCTGCCAAGGGTCTGGCTCAACGCCGATCACCTCCCTGGCAAAAGCAACCGGGTCATTCCCATAACGCCGGGCCAGCTGCAAAAACGGGTTTTTAGGTTCCTGCTTGGTCATTCCACACCCTCCACAAAGCCAAAGCCGCTGTCAGCCTTCTTATTCCAATTTTTCATCGTCGTATATGACACCCCATACGCCTCAGCAGCCAAAGCCATCGAGGCAAACTCCCCTCTGGGCGTCATGAACGGCTTGGCGCGCGGGTGGCGTTGACGGTCTTTGAGGTGCGGGCGCCCGCCACTTTGCCTGCCACCATACGTGCCGCCAACCAAATGCGCCGGGTTGCAGCAGGCGCGGTTGCCGCAAGTGTGCCGAACAACCGCACACATTGGATCACCACCATGAACAGCATGGATCAACCGATGAATCAAAACGCTGTGTGTCGCAACCGTTGCAATGCCGTAACCCTCAGCCGTCTTGGCACCACGCCACTCGTGGCAGCCGTCACCCG